ATCACCGCTCCCAGTATCGGAGGCGGCGATCATCGCGCGGATATCCCCTTGGAGGTCCATGGTTATTCCACTTCCTCGGCGCGGCCCTCGGCGATGAGGACCTCGGCGTCCTCCTCCTGCACGTCCAGGATGGCTTCGCAGGGGAGCTCGATCTTCTTCTCGCCCTGCACCAGGAATGTGCCGAAAATCATGCGGATCTTCATGGCGGTTCCTTCGAAAGGAAAGCCGGGGCAGCCCGAAGGCTACCCCAGGGAGGTTGGCTTACAGGGCGTCCTTGATGGCGGCGAACGAGGCGGCGTGCTTGACCTGCACGTCGGCCATGTAGATGCCGGTGAGCTCGATCATGCCCTGCTTCTTGAGGCGGTAGGGGTCGAGCAGGATTTCCAGCGCCTGCCATTCGCCGATGAGCAGCTCGGCGAAGTTGCCGAAGATCACAGCGTGGCAGATGCCCGAGCTGGAGCCCTTGGTGAGGTTCTGGGGAACCTGGAGGGTCGCGCCGGCGCGGTAGCCGTTCACGTCGCCGAAGCCCCGCTCGTTGGTGCCCTGAGTCCAGATCGGGGCGGCGCCGGCGGTGGAGAAGGCCGGGGTCTTCTTCATGGTGCCGCGCTGGCCCGGGGTGGTGAGATAGCCCATGGTGTCCGCGTCGGCGTTGGCCGCGAAGACCGCGGTTTCCAGGTCCACCAGCGGGGAGACGCTGGGGATGATCAGGCCGTTGGTGCCCAGGGCCACGGAACCGATCCCGGCCACGTTCAGGATGCCCTTGGGCTGGCCGGAGGCGCCGGAGCCGTTGATGGCCGCCAGATCCATGGCGATGGCCACGACCGCGGCGAGGTCCTCGCGCACCTTCTGCTCCAAGGGATAGGAACTCTGGATGAGCAGCTGCCGGGAGTAGCTGGAGGAGGTGATGAGGGTCTTCGGCGACAGGGTGACCTGGTCCAGCGTGAGGTTGCTGTCCGCGGCGTCCGCGCCCGGGTTTTCCGACGCCAGCCAGGCCGCCGTGCCCGCGCCGGTCTGCCGGGCGAAGGCGATGTTCCCGGAGAGGCCCGGGAGGAAGGTCGCGCCCATCTTCATGACCAGCATCTTGTTGCGCAGGATCTGGATGAAGTCCCCGGGCTCGGTGTATTTCAGTTCCGTGCCCTTCGTGGTGGTCGAGGAGTCCAGGCCGGCCCGGAGGTTGCGGAGGCTGGTCGGCATGAAGAAGCCGTCCGTGTTCCGGCCCAGGCCCTTGGCCAGGGTCTTGGAGATCTCCAGCTCGGCGCAGTTCTCGCCGTCGATCGCGCAGCGCATGGCGCGCAGCAGGCTGTATTCCTGCATCTCGCGGGCGTTGGGGTCGATGATGGGGGCCGGGATCGGGGTGTGCTTGCCCTCGATCAGCGCCATGATGGCGGCCCGGGCCTCGGCCATGGGCTTGTCGCTGCCCAGGATCTCGGTGGCCTCGCGTTCCATGCCGAACTTGCCGGCCAGGTTGCGGAGCTGGGTGGCCTCGGCGCGCTCGTTGCGGAGCAGGCCGGGGATGGAGTTGCGCAGGGCTTCGGCGGCCGCCTGGGCAGCCGCGATTTCTTCGGGGGTCATGATGACCGCCTTTCTCGTGGTGCCGGCCAGAACGGCCGGGGGGGTGGGATTGTGGGAGCGGGCCGCGCACGACGCGCATTTCCGCTCAGCCGAGCACTCGCCCTCGCATTCGGGGTTCGTGCATTCGTCATTGGTGCAATCGCGGTTGGTGCAGCCAACCTTGGCGGACCGGCCCACGCCCACTTCGAAGTCGGCGGGCACGGTGACCATGGAAGACTCGATCAGGGCCCAGCGGGTGATCCGGTAGGTGGGGAACTCGCCCTTGCCGGCCGGGCCTTCCTGGACCACATCCGAGGAGTCGTAGGAATAACGGATCGAGGTGTCCACCAGGATCCCGTCCTGCACATCCTGCCAGGCACGCTCGGCGTCCACGGATTTGCCGAAGCGGACGGTGCCATAGAGCTTGCCGTCCTTTACCTCGGACGGCATGAACCGGCCGATGATGACGTTCATGTCGTGGTTGAACAGCTGGGGTCCGCCGTTCTTGCCCTTGAACCGGGACAGGTCGATGCTCTTGATCGAGGAGTGGTCCAGGACCTCATACCCCACACCAAAGCCATCGACCCAGCGCAGGATGTCCCCGGCGTCGCTGGAGACACTGACGGGGATGGTGCGGGCGTCCAGATCGATGCCATCGACGCTGAACTGCATGCCCCGCAAGTGGGCCTGGCCCTTGGTGGGCTTCGCGCTACGCAGATGCATCGGGTGCTCCCTTCTTCGTGGGCTTCGCCGCAGGGGTGCCCGGTTCTATGGCGTCCTCCAGGTCGGCCGGGTCGGACGGGGCAGTGGTGCTGCCCTTGGCCATGTCGAGCTCAAGGTGCAGACCCAGTTCGACCTGGTAGCCCTCCTCCTCCTTGCGCTGGCGGAAGGTCTCCCTCCAGTCCAGGCCCTGGTTGCCCAGTTCCTTCTGGTAGGTGGAGAGGCCAGAGCGGATGGCGAGGATCGAGGCCTGGATGTCGTTCTTCGGGTCGATCCATTCCCAGGTACGGGGCCACCACTGTGGGCAGCAGATTTTCGAGGGATCGGCCACCACCACCTGGAGGGCCCCGCTCGCCAGGGCCATCTCCAGCCAGTTGGCATAGATCGGCGCGCAGACGTTGCGGATGAACCAGGCCTGCAGCCGGCGCCAGGTGTCGCGTTCATCCAGCAGGGCCACCCGGGCGCTGCTGTAGTTCGCGTCGGAAACGTCAGCGGCCAAGGAGTGGTAGGCCACACCCAGGGAGGCTGCGATGCCCTTTAGCAGGGCCTTGGTGAACTCGGGGAACGCAGAATTCGGGTGCTGCAGGTTCGGGAACACCACATCCAGGCCCGGGTCCAGGCCGATGAATGAGGCGAGGTCAGTCTGGATCTGGGTGGCGGCATCCGAGGGATCACCGGCATCATCCAGGTTGTCCAGGCCCGCCTGAGTCTTGATGATGCCCAGCCGGTCCGCCTCGGCGTTCGCCGCGGCAAGCTCGGAGGTCCAGAGCCGGCCCAGCATGTTCAGCTGAACCATGCAGGGCACCGCCCATGGAATGCCCCGGGTGGCCCGGCAGCGTTCCTCGGTGTAGATGTGCAGGATCTGGGCGGCCGGGACGCGCATGCGCCGGGGGTGGCCCTCGTAGTCGTACGGATGGGTGGTCCAGAGCCAGTAGGCCTGCGGAACGCCCCACTGGTCCACCTCGACGCCCATGATCACGCGCACGCCGTTCTGGTCCGCGGCCACGTTGTAGGTCCAGTCCAGGCGGTCCGCGTCGATGATTTCCAGGGCGAAGCGGCAGGCGTTCTTATAGCCGGGGACCATGCGGATCAGAACTTCGCCGTCCGTGGCCACGGTCTCGGCCACCAGGTGCTGGAATTCGCACCAGCTGAGGCGGCCGTCCACCGTGACGGACTTGCCCCAGGCTTCCCAGGCATCCTCGATCTGATCATTCAGGGCCTCCTTGGGCTTCTTCAGGTTGCCCAGGACGGCGGATTCGAGTTTGATCCCCTCCGCGCCCACAATGTGGGTGGAGACCATGCCCACATACCGGCGCATATAGGCGTTGTTCTTGGCCAGGTCCCGGGCGTGCGCGCGAAGCCGGATCAGATCCCGCTGGCGCTCCTTGTGGGCCGCCTCCAGGTTCTGCATGAAGTCGGTGTACCGGGTGATCTGGGCGGCAGCGTAGGCGCGGGAATGCGGGGTCGGCTTCGCTGGTTCAGGCCCACGGATCCAGGCGCGTAGGGCGTCAAACACGGTTCCACCCCACTGGGATCAAGCGCGCGCAGCTGGCCCCGCGTTCACGCCGGACCTTGGCCGCGTAAATGGCCTGGAGCTTCAGGAGATCGGCGTGCGCCAGGTGCTTGGCCTTGACGCCGTCGATCTCGTATTCCACGATCGAATCGCCCATGCGCTTGGCCAGGACGGCAGTGACCGCGGCCAGGGCCATCTCGGCGGGCGTGCGCCGGTCGGCGGCCGTGGTGGGATCGGGTAGGACCCGCAGGACCCCGGTGCCGAGGGTGTGGGTCTCGCCGGCGGCGTTCTTGACCCGGGCCGTCCAGTGATAGTCCCCGGGAGTCCATACGTCATCAGCCGCGGGCTGGACCGTAACGTCGAAGTCATCGAGGTCCGCCACGGCCACGATAGTTTGCGGGGTCTCGGCGCCGATCGAGAGGTAGTAGGTCAGGGTCCAGCCAGCGGAGGCGGGGTAGTCCGTGCCTGCTCCAGCACGTGTCCAGATCCAGGTGTCTCCCGCGGTGACCTGCCGTGGCTCATCCATGAACCAAGGTTCAAGCGGTTTTCACTGACCCCCGTCCTCATGGGATGAGGACACCTAGGCCGAGGTCACCGGAAGAATGCCCTTCCGAATCAGCACCCGACCGGTGCTGAGG